CCTGGCCATTGAAGACAGTGCCCCAACCGATGAGGCCCCCGCCGTCGAGGATGAGGCACCCAAGCAAACTGGCCGGGGTAACCGCCCCCTAGCCAAGGCAGAATAGGAAAACCCTAGATGAGTTTGTCAGACCGGGCAGGCGTGGCTGTCCCCCTGCTTGTTACCCCCGAAGTTGTTGCGGATGCTAGCGGCGGCGCTGTACACGCAGCAGACCCGCGCCTGCCCGTTCTGATCGACGGCGCAACCAACGCGCTTAGGGCTTGGTTGGGTTGGCATGTTGCCCCCGTTGTCACTGAGGTTATGACCTTGGACGGGAACGGGCATACAACCCTACAACTGCCGTCAACTCATGTTCTGTCCGTAGACGCGCTAGCTATCAACGGTAAAACTATTGAGCCGCACCTTTACGGTTGGTCACAGGCTGGAATGATCGAGCTATACAGCGGCGCGTTCCCTGAGCGTTTCCGCTCTGTTCGCGTGATGGTGAAACATGGCTACCCGTCCCTACCTGCGTTCGCGGCAATCGTGACTAACACGGTCCTTGGGGCCATGTCTAGCCCGATGGGCGCAACCCGTGAACAAGCTGGCGAGCTGTCTATCGCGTGGGAACGCAACGGGTTGCAGCTGACTAGCAAGGACAAGGAAACCCTGGCCCCCTACAAGATTCAGTCTTGGACGTGACATGTTACCTCCTTTCGCATATAGCCGTGGACGGCAACAGAAAGTCCAAATCTTGAAACCTAAGACTGTTTGGCAGTCTGGGCAGATGGTGGACACGCGCGAGTCCGAAGTTCTGTGTGAATCTGTATGCGTATGGTCACAGACCGAAGCATCTTTGAGTGCTGGCGGCAAACAGATCACGCAGGGCACTAGAAAACTATATTTACCCCCCAACGTGCTAACCGACTGGGAAGTTACCGACGGCCGCATTAAAGGTATCGAAAAGTCACGGTTGCGAGTCCGGTTCGAAGATGGCGGGCGCGACTGGGAAATTATCGACGAAGTGCGCCACGTGAAAAGTATTTCTAAAGCACTTGATCACCAGTTCATGACATGCCGACGATTGGAAGGCGGCGACTAAATGCCCTGGAAAACCAAAACTATTTTGAATTGGGAAGGCGCAAAGGCAACAATGCACCACCCACTAATCATTTCAGACATTAACCGGCGGGCATGGCAGATCGCACACGCCGCCGGCCCCGGCTACGTGGTTAAACAACGCCACAAGCGCGTTGTGCGTTACGGCGCGGAAGTGCGCGCGGATTCTTACGACGCGAAGCGCCGTGAACAAGAAGGCGAGGGAACTTTAATGGGAGCTATTAATGCCGGTAGAGTCTGACCTAGTCACCGAAAACGGGTTTGACGGATTCACGGAAGCTTTAGCCGAGTTCCTGAACGCCAAGCTTGATTTTCCCACCTATGGGCAAATTCCCAACCCGCGCCCACCCGCCTTTTTGGTTATCACCCGTAACGGTGGTTGGCTAAGCAAAGTAACCGACACGGTCTATGTGCAGTGTGAGGTTTGGGCGGATACCAAGGGCAAGGGTTTGGGTATGGTGCAGCAGATTAGGGAACTGCTTATCCGGCAACCGCTTTCCCATATCGGCCCGTACCGACTCTTTCACCGGTACGAAGTGTCTAGCGCAACCTACCTACCCCTAGTTAGCTCCGATGATATCCGATGGCAGTTTGAGCTTGGTTTCAAACACCAAATCAGAAAAGAAAAGGTCTAATGGAATACCCAATGATTGGAACAGCCCCCGGCACGGCCAATGGTAGGCCGTTCGGTGTTGGTGACAAGATTCTAGTCATAGAAGCGGGCGAACGCGCGCGACTTCTACATTACGGGGAAGCTATCGACGATGAGGCAACCCCTACCCCCACGGAAAACAAGGCTTTTACGCCCGAGACTAAGGACTGATCAATGACCTACGCGAAGCTTAACCTTGACGCTATCCGTCAGTTTGGTTCCGTTGATGACTCTATCTCGATGGCCCCGGTCGGAACCGCTATGCCTACCGCGTTGCTGGCGGCTGACGCGGCCCTGCCCTCTCCCTGGGTTGAGGTGGGCTGGAACTCCGAGGATGGCTACACCTTTAGCCCGAACGACTCTACGGACAAGCGTAAGGGCCACCAGGGCCACGAAATCTACAAAACGATTATGACCGAGTCCAACACGGAATTTTCGTTTGTGGCCTTGGAAACCTCCCTCACGACTTTCTCTATCCAGTGGGATATCAAGAAGTCTGAGGATTTGGCGGCGGGCGGTGGACCTGGCAAGCCCGCAACGCAGCTAACCCTTTCGTCCGCGCGTTCTATCAAGTCTGTTGCCTTGGCTGTGCGCACTTGGTCTGAGGGTTACCAATATATGTACCTTATCCCCCGCTTTGAGATTGGGGAGCGCAGCGAGTATAAGCTGTCCGCTACCGAGGATACCGCATTTAACGTTAAGGGAACCATTATCGGTAACGTGACGCTTATCACGGACGATCCGGCTATTAAGAATGGCCTCAAGCTGTAACCCTGTGCTATCCTTGAGTTGTTGAGCCGATGGTTTGACATTTCCTTTCTGTGTGTTGTTCAGGAAACGCCGCCCATGCCTAGTGTGTGGGTGGCGTTTCTTGTATAATAGGGTCAAGAATTAACAGTTACCCCGATGGAGGTTGCAATGTCTGAAACCACTGTTACTATGACTACCGCCGAGATGGCTAACCAGCTACACGCCAAGACGCCCGAGGATCACAAGCCCCGCAAGGTAGATGATAAGGAAGCTATGGCCTTAGCTAACGAAGCACTTAGCGGCGTCATTACCGTAACCGTGAACGGCGTGACCTGGGATGTTGACAAGGCCGCATTTAACGACTTCCGCCTAATGTACGCGGCAAGCAAGGGCGACATTATGCCCATGTTCAATGCTCTAGTTCCTGACGGCGAAGCGGTTGAGAAGCTATTCAAGACTATTGCGCTACCTGATGGCCGTGTGCCAGTTGACCAAATGGCGGCGCTGCTTGAGAAAATCAGTGAGCGGGTAGGCATGGGAAAATAACAGCCCTGCCCGGCGTGGTGGCTGAATATACGCCCGAGCTTGAGGCAGACTTCCAGCGCTTTTACGGCATTGACCTTGCGGACTTGTGGACCGGCAAAATGAGTCCCCGCCGGGCTTGGAACCTTGTTGAAAACCTCCCGGCGGGCGCGGCGCTCTGGCAAGCTATAGGTGGCCCGAACGCTTGGACCGGTGAAGAACATGCACTGCACACTTGGCTATGGAAGTTAACATGCGTAGTGTCGGGCGGCTTTGGGGCCGAACAACGTGACATGCCGGAACGACCTAAACCGCCCGAGATTGGGTGGCGAGAAAAGCTGCGCGCTAAGGCTTTGCTGGAAAAGGCGCGTATTGCTAGAATTAAGGCAAGGAACAAACGCCAAGCTAACGGTTTGGCACCGGCTTAGTTTCCCCGTATTGAGCAATGAGCGCTCTTGTATTGGCCCCGCCTGAACTGGTTGAATATCCCGGATCAAATATTTTTAACCGCCGGTTGTTTTATTCATAATGTTCAGAGTGGGGCCAAGTTTTAAACGTTAGGCAGGTAGCATGGCGAAGACACAATATATTGAGTTAGCCAACACTTATGTGTCAATTGTCCCGACTGTCAAGGGCGCGGCTGAAGCCCTAGACAAGGCGTTCGGCGGCGAAAAGCAGAAGTGGGAAAAAGCGTCCGCGCGTCTGGGAAACCGGATGGTAGAAGCTATTGTGAAGCTTTGGAAAGACGCTAGCAAAAAATACAACATGGCTAGCGACTTTGTCACCAAGTTAAGGGCAGACATTCAAAAAGCCTCCCCGGAACTTAAGGCCGAGTATAAGAAAATGGGTGAGAACATCACCCGCATCACTTCAAATTGGAGTGAGCTTAACCGCAACATTATTAAGTCTTCCTTTGGGCGTATAAAAGAAGATCTGAACATTGGCGGTATCCGCGCTAGTGTCTCTAAGGAAATGGCGGGCATTAGCGCCGCGTTCGCAGGGGTGGGCGTGGGCGCTGTTGAAACTGGTAAGCGGCTAAAACAAGCTTTTAACGACTCTAAGCTTGGTAAAGCCCTTGCACCCGAGTTTGAAAAAATTCAAGCTAAAGCTAACAGCGCTTTTGACGCTGTGATAGTGAAATCGGTCAAGGCGGCGGCAACTATAGATCTTTTGACGATCCCGTTTCGCCGCTTGGCGGCGGCGGTTGAAGCGGCAAAAACCAAGCTCACATATGCGTTCTATGGTCTAGCTGATCAGATCAAAAAAGCTATCGAACCGGTCAAAGCTAAATTTAGCGAGGTGTTCGACAAGATAAAAGAATCTGCCTCAAAGCTCGCCGATAGCGTCAAGGGACATTTCAGCAAGATTCATGACGCCGTCGCTAACATTGTCGGCAAGATCACCGCCCCTTTCTCTAAAGCATTTGGGGCTATCTCTGAAGTGTTTAAGCCGCTTACTTCCTCTCTGGGCAACCTGACCTCAACGATTGGTAAGGGCGTTAGCGGCGCTGTCGGCTACGTGGGCGGCGCTATCAAAACGCTTGCGACTGAACACGCCCAAACGCTGTATGGGCTTGTCAGCAACACCACAGGAACTATTGGGAAACTTAAGGGCGCTGTCAAGCAGGGCGCGCAGGGCATGTTCAACGTGTTGCCCGAAGAAACGCGCAAGTCTATTAGTGGGATGGTTGAAAAGTTTAAAGCTTTCAACCCCTCTTCACACTTGCTGGCCCCTTTAAAGGCTATGGGGAACACGGTTGGGTTCTTTGCTGGCCAAGCCGGAAAAGCTTTGGAAGCCTCATTTAACACGGCGGTTAATGGGTGTCTTGCGGCTATTGGCGCGCTTACGGCGGCTATCGCCTCACAACTTGGCGGGGCTATTGAGCGTGTAGACACGGCCCATAACTTCCCGCGCATCATGCAGAACATGCGCGTCTCTACTGACGATGCGTCAGCCGCCTTAGCCAAGATGGACAAGGCCATTACCGGCTTGCCCACCAAGCTTAATGACATGACCGATATGTCTGTTGCGTTGAAGTCGGCCATGCCAGACAAAGAAATGTCCTATGTTTCTGACGTGGCTATCTCCCTTAACAACGCTCTGCTTGCTGGCGGTAAGGGTGCTGCTGAAGCTAACCGCGCGTTCGTGCAGTACACGCAACAGTTAGCTAAGGGCAAGGTGGACATGCAGTCCTACCGCGCCCTAATGGAAGTCATGCCCGCGCAGCTAAACCAAATCGCAGAAGCGCTGCTAGGTGCTGGGCACAATTCGCAAGAACTGTATACGGCCATGAAAGATGGCACGGTTTCGTTTGACGATTTTAACGCCGCACTAATCAAACTCAATAGCCAAGGCGTTAACGGGTTTGCGTCATTCACAGATCAGGCCAAGTCAGCCACACGCGGCATTGAAACCGCGTGGGGTAACGTAAAGAACCAGATTCAACGCGGTTTGGCTAAGATTATTGACGCTATCGGCTATGAGCGCATCCTTGGCGTAATCATGAAAGTGCAGGAATACACCAAGGCGTTCTTTAACGAAATTGTCAAGTTTATTAACGTAGCTAACAAGGACGGCGGTAAGGCGTTCTCTGGTTTCGCTGACGCTATCCCTTTCATTGGCGCGGCTCTGGGCTTGATCCTCCCTAACCTGCCTATCATTGGCGGGCTATTCTCCGGCCTGACCGCCGGTGTTGGCTTGTTCATTGGCGTTATCGTTTTAGCGTGGATGAAGTCTAAAGAGTTCAGGGACTCTGTAGCGAACCTGGGCGGCGAAATCTCTAAACTAGGTCAAGCTTTAGACCCAACCATTACGCAGCTACAAAAGTTTGTGGACGCTTTCGGCGCCACCACAGGGCACTTGCTGGGCGGCATAGTTGACAAGCTGATTACGCCGGTTGTTTCAGGGGCCGCTAAGATTGAGGGTCCTTTAACAAACATTGTTTCAATGGTCACCGCCTACATACTTCCAGTTCTATCAGACTTGGGAGATATGCTAATCGACGTTGTCGCAATGGTGGAACAGTTCGCAGGCGGGTTACTTGGCGCATTAATAGAAAAGCTCGCCTCTGCTTTCTCGCGCATGTTACCGCCCATTAAGGCGGTAGTGGACGGGTTCAAAAAACTTTGGGACTTCCTAATGCCTGTGCTGGTACCCGCCTTTAGGATTGTGGGTGCCATAATCGGCTGGATTATTGGTCTTGTGGCTGATATGAGCGCGTCCCTTATTGGCGGGGTGCTTAAACGCGTCGCGGGAGCTTTTGAATCTATCGGCCCCGCAGTAGACAAAGCCGCACCGAAAATGCAGGCGTTCGCCGACAAAATGGTTAAAGGCTTTAACGACATTAAAAATTGGGTAGACAAAGCTTGGGAGAAAATCGCACCGTTTTTCGATTGGCTAGGGTCCGTAACGGCAAGCGCTGGTGTAGCTGTTATAAAGTTAATTGTTGACGCACTAGTAGGTCTTTACAATGAGGGCAAGAAGCTTGTTGATGAGCTAATGCCTTACCTCAAACCCTTGTTTGATCAACTTGTTTCTTGGTTCAACACCCTTAAACAAGTCTTTGTTGACTATGTTGTGCCCTCCCTAAAGGTTGGGTGGGATGTGCTCAAGGTGGCGTTCCAAGTTGGGGGCGACATTATCGGCGCAGTGTTCACGGCTGTTGGGGCTGTGCTTAAATGGGTGTGGGATTGGATTATTGGTCCTGTGTTTGAGCTAATCAAGGTCGGTATCAAAGTTCTACTTTGGGTTATCAACCTTAACATTGAGCTTATTAAGGCGGCGTTTAGGGGCATGGCCGCCGTAGCCCAGTGGGTTTGGGACCACGGCTTGAAGCAAACCTGGGATGCTATCAAGTCTGGCGCTGATGCTGTCGGCAAGTGGTACCGCGACAATCTAGCCCCGATCTTCACCACGTTCTGGAACGGTATAAAGTCGGGCTTTAAGACAATGGGTGACGTTGTTAGCACGGCTTGGAATGGTATTAAGGACGCTGCTAAAACGCCCGTCCGATTTGTCATTGATACTGTATACAACAAGGGCCTTAAGACCTGGTTTAACACGGCGGCTAGCACTATCGGTATTAAAACCCGTCTGCCTGACATTAAGGCTGGGTTTGCGTCCGGTGGTGTTCTGCCCGGCTATACTCCGGGTCGGGACGTACATAAGTTCTATTCCCCCACCGGTGGGGCTTTGGAGCTTAGCGGCGGTGAGGCTATCATGCGCCCCGAGTGGGTTAAGGCTGTTGGTGGCCCGTCGGCTGTACACCGCATGAACCGTTTGGCTATCCAAAGCGGCGGCCACGCCTTCAGCTATGGTGGCGACGCTGGGCCAACCCCCTTTCCCGCCCGCCCCCACCCAGAGGGAGAAACCCGCCGTAGGTGTTCAGTCCAATCTGCTTACCATCGTCATCGAACGCTGGACCGCCAC